CCCCTCTCAAGCATAGAGCAGCAAGCCAGGAGCTGTCTATCACTTAGGAAATCGTCTGTATCCAGCTTGATAACTCCTTTTGATTCCTGGCTGCTTAGCTCCTTTATCCTGCTGAGGTTCTCCAGGGTTTTATCACTCAGCGGCTCATTCTCAGCATTCTGATAGTAAAAAGAGCCAGGGGTTTGAGCCTTTACGCTCTCCTGGCTATCAGTTACCACAACTGCAGCATTAAGCTGGAGCCTTTGTAGCTGCCTTTGTAAATAGGAAAAGCAGGCCCCTGTCAGGGCCTGCCTCCCAAAGCTGATTATTGAAATAAAGTACCTGGCCATTAGGGCAAGTTTGTGCTGAACTGATCAGCTACAATTCCATTGCTCTGCCAGACAGCGTTCGCCACACGCTCCTCTATGCGGGCTGTGATCAGGTTCTTTTGAAAGTTGTCGCGGTCCTCCTCTGAGAACTGGACTTGAACCTGTTGGCGGTCATACAGCTCTGCAGCGGTATTCAGATCAGCCACGATAAAATTATCGTCCGCAATGATCTCGTGATCAACGATTGGAATACCCTTCACATTCAGCTGGCCCTGAGTAGTGCCGATAGGAGCCCCGAAAACGTAGTTGTTGTTCGCGTCCTTTTCGTGAATGATATTATCGTAATCATTCGGGCTCACTAAAATCACATTAGGCCTGTAAAAGCTGTTGCGGAGCTGGGTAATGGCCCTGCTTAGGAGATCATATTTGGTGGGGTTTTGAACGCTGGAAACTCCCAGGCTGAACCCTACTCCAGCCGTCTGCAGCCCCTGGAGCTCAGGAGTGCTACCTGAGCCTGTGATCAGCTGCTGGTCCTCCTGGTCAAGGATTCCCTGCAGGCCCTGGGTTCTTATCCAGTTAGCTATAAAGTTCGTGTCCTCAAACATCCTGCGTGTCATCCGGTAAAGGTGCGCAACCGTTTCTACCCTGTAGCTTGATACTCCAAAGGTAGCAGAGCTCTCAGGCTTAGCGGTGTTCTCAGCAACGTTGCCCGTATTATCAGTCCGGCTCTGCTCAACTGGCTTCTCTACAGTATCCGAATTGGTTGGCAGGATAGAGGAGTAGAGGTCGCGAACATGAACCCGCTGCTGGGGTGGCACGATTACTCCAGGCCTGCGGTCTGGCCTGATAACGTCCCCTGTGAAATCAGTCCCAACAGTCATGGCTTTGGAGAGGACAGCGCTCAGGTCTGTCTTGACGCGCCCGCTCTCTCCGTTCAGAAAAGCCTTAACCCGCTCATCATTCTGCAGAATCTCCTTAATCTGCTCTGCTTGAGGCTTTTCCTTTTGGAGCTGGTTCTGAGCTTTGCCCAGCTTACCGTCCAGCTCATTAAGCTGGCCCTGCAGGCTTTCAATTTGGCTGTTCAAGCTCGTAAACTGGTTCTTGAGCTTCTCTCCAACTTCTCCCTCTCCGTCCAGGGAATCGTTTATTTGCTTGATTTTGCTGTCAAGCTCCTCCTGCTTACTCTTGATTTTCTGGTCGATCTCAGATTTGAGATTATTAAGCTCCTCCTGTGTCATGCTTTCGCTTTTCTTTTATGGTTAGAAATCCAGGGCTGTGCTGATAGCTTTGAGCTCCTCCCTTTGCGGCTCTGTTTCAGGCTCAGGAGTGCCAGTTGGCGGCTCCTCTCCTGGCAGAGTGCGGGCCTCAAGTAGCTTATTCAGCCAGGCCTCCAGTTGCTTAAAAGTCTGGTCAGAGTAGCTCCCGTGCTTGAGAGCTTTTCTGAGCTTATCTACCTTTTGGGCTGCATATTCCTGGGCCTTACCATCAACGCGGGCCATTTCCTGAGCACCCCAGGTTACAGTAGAGCCCTCCCACAGATCAATCTCCGTGAGAATATCAGCCTCCTGCTCCTGGGAGGGGACTACCTTAACTGGTATAAAGCCAATACTGTGCTCGTCCAGCGCTCCCTCCTCATAGAGCTTGAGCACGTCCATTCCCAGGGTTGTCTTAGTGATTTTACTCTCAAAGTAGAGGCCCTTTTCGTCCTCCTGCAGCAAAGGCTTACTGAGAACCTTATCAGGATTATGCTGGAACAGGTGCTTGATTCGGTTGGAGCCTTCTTTGCCCTTCTCAGCTATGGTTTTAGCAAAGGCCCCTCTCTGTATTATGTCCCCGTCCGAATCCTTTTTGCCAAAAATGGCAAAGTAGCCAGTAACCGTTCCGGTCTCTGTATCAACATCCTTAATCTGGCCGCGGCCAGCATCCTTTTTAAGCATATCTCAGGCGTTTATATTACAAACTTACATTTATCTTACTGGTTCTGTTCCATTTGCCTCCTAACAGCCTCCTGAATATCTACATCCTCTGAGCCCCTCTCACTTGTATGCTTGAGGCCTGAGGGAATATAGTAGCCCTCCTCCATCTCTGGCGTTTCCTGATCTCTGCCATAATCCATAGCCTCACGCTTTTCATTCCCACTGAGCCAGTAGGCCTCTTTGAGCCAGGTTACCAGAGAGGTCATGTCCTGCTGGAGCTCAGGCACACTCTGAGCCTTGAAATCAAAATAAAGCGTGTCCCCTGTCTGCCTTTTATACTCCAGGAGCAGGTCCTGGTTTATGGCATTTCGGATTCTCTTTGCTTTTGGCAGGATTGCGTCCGTGTAGGCAGCTTTGCGGGCCTCCCTCATATTATCGTAGGTGCTGGCCTCACTATCATTAAACAGCTGGGAGGGAACTTTGGCACAGTTGCAAATATCTCTCAGGCTCATAAGCCTGGCCCGCTCGAAGTTCATGTCAGAGGGCTTGAGCCCTACCTGCTGCCAGTCCATTTCTACTGGAGGAATGATTGCGCTCCCAGCGCTGTGCGGGTTCATAGCCCGCTCAGAGAGGTCCTGCTCAATCTCGTCCTTAGTTTCTGGCTTGAGGGAGCTGGCATAAGGATTGGAGCTGCTGTTGCTCTGCTTAGGGCTTAGGATTCCAAAAAGGCCTCCTCTCTGCAGCATGGTGGCCTCTGTCCTGTTTGCATTGTTTGATTTCTTTATGCTTAGCCCAGCGCTCTCATAAGAGCCGCGTCCTATGTCCTCCGCTGTCCTGAGCTGGCCCTGCTTAATGTGTATCATGTCAGCCCGCTCTATCCTTATAGGCTCTCCAAAGTAGTTAGTTTGGTAGTGAGTAATCTCTTTAGTTTTCGGGTCCTGGTAGGGCTCCGTGTAGGCAGAGTTGAGAGGGAGGAGCTCTATTACTCTATTGCGCTGTGAGTTGTTTCCTCCCTGCTGGCTCCTTACTTTCCAAATGTAGCCATTGCCTGTAACGTCCAGCATGGCTGCCAGGAACTCCATAAACTCTGTTTGGCTCTGGTAGGGGTTCGGGTTCTCTATCAGCTTGAGCAGCTTGTGGTCCTCCAGCTCCTCCAGGGCCTGAGCCTTTGTAGCTGTAGTTCGGTAATCCTGAGTTTCAAAGGCTGCTTTTTCATAGGCTTTGAGCTTCTGCCTGTTTCGCACCCTGTAGAGGCCCCACTCCATCATGGCCACCTTAGTTGCCTGGAAGCTCACTACTGAGTAGAGGTGCGGGTTTATCATTAACCCGTCCCTGATCGTCTGCACATCTGAGGTTCCATAGCCCTCATTGATAAAAGAGAGCAGGGAGGAGGAGCCTGTCAGAGTAGCCCCTGCCTGCTTTGTGCTCAGTATCTTAGATAGAAAACCCATGTTATCCATTTTTTGCCGTGTGAGCCATGAACGCCCAGTATCTGAGCGCGTCCAGCGCGTGGTCGTGCAGCTTTTCTGGCTCCTCTAAGGTTAGCCCCTCTCTTGTAGTTTTCCAGCTGTAACCAGCCCGCTCCTCCAGGAGGTTCCTGCTGTCTTTTGTTATCCTGAGATCATAGTTTTTTATTGCGCTTATACCTGCCAGCACCTGCTTATTTGCTGGATAGGCATCAAACCCCGCCTCGTTTAGCAGCCCTATCTTATCTGGCCTGTTTGTATCACAGATAATAGGCTCTCCACGCTTAACTCCTGAGCTCTTGAGCAGCTCTATGAGCTCAGAATCTCTCAGGTGGCTCCTGTAGATAAGCTCCTGGGCCTCCAGCTTGTCCTCATAAATGCCAGCGAAAACCAGGGCTGTCGGGTTAGTTTCTCCAAAGTCCAGACCGTAGCCATAAAGCTCCAGGCTCTCCCAGCTGATCTCATTTATGAGCTCATAGTGAGGGAATATGGTAGAGCCAGCTTCTGCCCGCTCTCCCAGGGTGTAAACCCTGTAATAAAACTCGTCCTTTTGGGCCAGGGCCTCAATTTTCCTGCGCTGCTCAGTAGGTAAAAAGGGGTTGTCCCTGTAGGTGCTTTTGATCAGCCTGGCTCCCTGATCAGTGAGCACGGTATCATAGAACCAATGCTTGACATATTTCGGGTTATAATCAGCGAAAACCGTCCCCTTTGTACGAATATCCAGCTGCATGAACTCCTCCAGGCTGAACTCCAGGGCCTCATTCAGGAACAGGTAATCTCTGCTGGCTCCCTGCTTTTTGCTGGCATAATCCATTCCGATAAACTCAAAGTAGAGGCCCGCCACCCTGTAGATAGGGCTGCCTGGATTGGTATTGTCCCAGGCTGTGGGCTCATACCAATCAGCCTCCTGCAGGATAGCAATAAAGTCCCTCATTACAGTAGCCTTATTGGTAGCCAAATGCCTCCGCACAATACTGATCATAGAGCCCCTCTGGCATTTAAAAGCCAGGTAAAAAATAAAGTATTGCAGAGCGCTGTACGTTTTGGAGGACCTGGAGCCTCCCTCGTTGCAGATATAGCTCCAGCCCTCCTGGTGTGCTTTGGCTATCTGCTTAAATACTGGAGAGGTTCTAACTTTCATTGCTGGGCTCCACTATCTCAATCTGGATATTATCAGTATTGCCTACCTGCTCAACCTCCTGCTTTTCTACATAGCCTCTCTTTTTGCCCCTTGTTTTCAGGTAGAAAATCGTGGCAGAGGTAGAGCCCTCCCTGATCTGCTTAAAAAGCTGGCTCTCTGCAAAGTCCAGGCTGACGTTCTCCAGCTCCTCTACCTGCTCTCTGTACTCCTGATCACTCTGCAGCCACTGGTAATGCTTTTTCCTGGAGATTCCTACTTTTTGGCAGGCAGTAGTTACCACGCCCAGGCTCTGCTCCAGGGCCTCAAGCATTGCCGCTTTTTGCTGTTTCGTTCTGCTGCTGCTCATACTGCTAAGGTTTTCGTTAACTACCCACTTGCTAAAGACGAATGGTCTTGCTTTACAGCTTTGAGACGCTCCTTTGCTATTTCCACGCTTTCAGCATCCTGATCGCAGCCTTTGAAATGGATGCCTTCTAAGTATGCAGCCTTAGCCGTTGTACCGCTACCAAGGAACGGGTCTAAGGTTGTGCCGCCTTTAGGTGTTACGAGGCGAATTAAG